AGATTTTTGCGAGAGGTGCTACAGCTCCTAACATTTGAATCATGATTTAATACCACTTCGCTGATCTTTTTTTCTCTGAAAGAATACTTCCTTGACCTTGAACTTCTTGAATTTGAGTTTCATTCGGTTTAGACATTTCAATATCTACTCCACCAACTAGATATCCTTCTGCGTTAGTGTACTTTGAATGATTAGTATCTACTTTAACTTTAGAATCTTTAGTAAAAGTCCTAGTTGCGTTTGCTAATTTTTCATTTTGTTTTTTCATAGCCATTTTATACTCCTTTTTTTATGTTTTTAAAACTTATTTTTGATTGTTTTTAAGTTTAGCAGCCAAAATAGTCTTTTCTAATGATGTATTAGCTCTTAGTTTAGCTAAATCTTCATTTTGTTGTAACTTTTGACTATCTGTAGACTGATTCATCATCGTTTTCATCTTATCAAGATTGATTCTTTCTTGACTATCACGTTCTTTAGACGCGTTTTCTTGTGCTCTAAGGTCTAATTCTCTAGATCTTAACATTGCAATCGGATCATTATCAATGATTGACATAATTTTGTTTTCTTCAGACATAAATTCTTCCATTGCTTCAGCAATGATTTGAGCTTTTCTAGATTCAATCTTCTGTTGCATGTTTTGTATCATTGCTTGTGTCTGTGGATCTTGTTGTGCTTGTGGATTTTGAGTCATTTGAGCTACTTGAGCAATTTCATTTCTAAATTCAAGTTCAACTTGTTCTTGACCCATCAAAGATATGTGTTCGAATACATTTTTTTCTAGTGAAGCCATAACTACTGGAGCATTTTTTGCAAGATTAGTTGACATAAAACTTAAATGAGAAGTTATATGTGCTCTATGATCTTGTCCTGGGAAAGCTTGGAACGGTTTCCCTGCGAGAGCATCTACATGTTCTAGCGCAGGGTCCTTTGGTGTGGGTTGATCTGGTTTATTTAAAATACTGTCTATGTCTCTTACACCTAATGCTGAATACATGTTTCTGTAAATTTCATACATGTTATGAATTCCAGGATTAGACATTGCTAATTGTAATTCTGTTTGTGCAATAGATATTCTTTGTGTTTGTGAAAATATATTTGGATCTGCAATTGGAATAATATCTACTTTATCATCAAAGTCCGCCTGTTTAATATTTTTTTGTCCACCTACAACATTATATGGATATTCTGGTGGTAAATATAATTTAAATACGTTTGATAATAATCTAAATTCTTCTTTCATTGAGGCGTATATTCTTTTGTGAATAGCAGACATTGTTCTGCTGCCTCTTTCCAGCAAAGCCACGGTCGTGCCCACTGCTGCTTGCTGATTCCCATCCCCTACTTGCATGTCCGCTATCGAAGCAAAGCGCTGACCTGCTTGAACCACGACCCCCATAAGAGCTAATAAAGTTTGCGAAGGTTCTTTATAAGGTAAAGTCATAAATGCATCTTTTAGATTTCCTCCTGGTGCATCTACGTCTCTCCATTCACCTGGTTGAATAGATTGAGCATCATCTCTAATTCTAATTCCTCTTTGTTTAAATCCTGCTGGTAAATTAGATAATGTTCCTGCATCTAATAATTGTCTTAATGCTTGAGTTGCAGTACGTGACAATCCACCAATCATTTGAATTAAACCATTACCATAGAAACCAAATCCTGGTAAAAATTTAAAGTGTACAAAGTATTGTACTTTTTGTTTTTTAGGATCAGTTTCAGAATAATTACGTCTAATAGATAAAACTTCTCTAGATCCTTCTTCAATAGTTACAATATATGGAAGTTTAATTCCTGTGGGCTCACCAGAAGCATCTTTGTCTTCGAAACCTTCTAAATCTAAATTAACATGACATTCTAATAATGTGAAAACATCTTCAGTCTGACCACTCATAGTCACACCTTCTAATTGTCTCTCTTTAGATCTCACATCATCGTCTTGTGTTAATTCATCTGATGCTTTTAATTCTATGTCTCTATAAAAACCTGCTACTTGTTGTTTTCTTAATTCGTTTTCTGAAATTTTAATTATATGAATAATTGCTTCTGCATCTTCAAGTGAACTTGCTGTGTATGGAACAACAATGTCTTGAGCTTGAATAAATTTAGATACAGCTCTTCCAAGAATTTCATCATAGTAAATTTTTTTGAATGTAGATCCTGATAAAGGTAAATAAAATAACATCTGATCAAACTCTGGTTCATATTCTTTCATGATATCCATAATTTGATAATTCATAAATTCAGAAACTCTATCTGCTTGATCTTGAATCTCTGGAGTTATAGCACCTACAACTTGTGTTCTAACTGGTCCTTCAGCTGGAAGTAATTCTTTATAAGCTTGTGCTTGAAATTGTGTAACTGCTTCTGCTAATACTGGATGCGTTGCACTTGATGCACCTTGAAATGGTTCTGTTCTTGATTCGTATTTAAATCCTAATAAATCTAATCCTTGAGTATAAGCTTTTTCCCAATCTGCTCTTGAATCTTTGTATGATTCAGTATCTTGATAAAGTTCTGAACCTAATCTTCCAAGAACTTGCTCATCTATTACTTCAGCAAGGTTTGCACTAAATTCTGTTTGATCTGTTAAATCTTTTTTTGGATCAAAATTTATATCAACACTACCATCTTCATTTTCAGTAACTTCTGTTGGTGAAGTAGGCATAGTTTCAGTCTCACTCAAAACAAGTTCTGTTTCTTGTTCTGGAGTTAAAGGCTTACTTATTGTTGGAATAGGTTTTTCTATTTCTGCCATTTGTTGTTTTCTCCGATTTCACTGTTCTAACAGTATTATAACTAATATTCAAGCCTTGCGGGTTTGGTCCTCTTAAAGGTGGTATTGTTGTTGTTAATCTTTTAGGTTTAATCATAAATCTCTGGTTCCCAATCTGGAACATATTCATCAGGGTTTTTTTCAATATCTGCAGTAGCTGCTCTTTTTTCTTTAGCTACTTTTTTGTTTATTCCCTTTCCTTCGGTTGCATATGATTTTAATCCACTAATATCAGATTTAAGATCTATTATTTTAAAGTAAGTATCTTCGCGATCAAATTCAATATTTCCATCCCAATCAGTTACACGTGGACCTGCTTCTGTTGCATAAAAATTATATCCTTTAGTTTTATCTGGTGCAAACCAATTTGATTTACCACCTGGGTTTGGTACAATTTTTCGTTCTCGATATAATTCTAATACCACTGGTTGTTTTGCAACATTAGTTGGGCTATCATATTCAATAAACATTCTATCTGATGTTGGATCTATAGTTAATGTAGCTGTTTGAGCATCACCTGTTTCAGGGTTTTTAAATTTAACTTCTTTTTTAATAATACTGGATTCTTTTGGCATTTTTATTTCAGTTCCTTCCTTAATAATTTTTGTCATTAAACTATCCATCCAAGATGGTGCAGTTGTACCTTTTACTGCTTCTGCAAATATAGAAGGTTTAATAGAACTTCCTAATTTTAATAATCCTAATTTTCCTAGTCCTAAAACTCCAGCGCCTGCTATTCCTAATTTTAAAACGTCTCTTCTTCCTGGGTCGGTTGGAGATTGATCTTGTAATAATGGATCTATAGGAATTAATTTATTTGGATCTTTAGATCCATCACCAAAACCAACTCTACCTCCTGTTGCAAATTCTTCTGGTAGTTTAATTATTTCTTCTGGTCGTGCTTTTGAACCAAGTTCCCCTGATTGTCTCATAATAAAAGTTGAAGGATCGTCTGACATTTCATTTCTTAAAGATTGTTTAACAGGTATAATTTTTCTATTTTTAATATTACCTGTTGCAAATCTTTCAGCAGCTTCTATATCTCCAAAAACAGTATTTCGTTTTGGATTTTTAGGAACTTCTGTAAACGTAATATCTACATCATCCGGACCGTTTGCAAATAGTCTAGGTTCTGGTTCAAGAACTTTAAATTCTGGAGGTTCTATTTTTTTCTCACCTTTATAATTTTGAATTTCCATTTTAGGTCTATAATACAAACTTACAGGCTGACCAAATGATTCTTGATTTCTAGGTGAATCAATATCAACAGCTAATCTTCCATCAGGATATTCTCTTAAAATAAAAGTTGTATCACCATCTACATGTTTAGTTAATTTTTCTTCCCCTGTTGGTTGTCTACTTCCAAAAGGTCTAGGATCATTTTTATAAGATGGTTCCATTATTAAATCTTTTTCTTCAAAAGGTTTTCCCATTTCTTTTACTTTTTCAACAAGTTTTGGAAACCAAGGATACATTCCTTCTGCTGGTTCTAATTTTATTTTAGATGCAATTTTAGCAGCTTGGCCTGTTCCCTTTAAAGATTTTATTAAATCTGGAGCTGCGGCAGCACCTGCTATTAATCCTAAAAATCCACGTCTTCCCATTTTAGGTCCGCCACCTGCTAATCCAATTCTTCCACCTTCTGCTGCTCCACCTCTAGCTCCCATTTCTTCAATTATTGTTCTTTGTTCATCAGATATTACAGGAACTGGTTGCTCATTTATTTTTTCACTAGCAGTTAAATTTTCATAAATAGGTTCTGTTACCTCAGGTATTTCATTATACAAATCATCTCCAATAATAGATTTAAATTGTTCCTGTGCTGCTATTTCATTTGTATATCTTTCTTGTTGTGGTCTATTAACATTTCTTTGAAAAATTTCATTTTTAATAGCTTTACCTACATTTGATGCATCTCTTCTGAAATTTTGATATTTTGGACTATTTATAATTTTATTTAAATCAGTTTGTTGTTTTTTTAAATTATTTATATAATCTGGATCATAACTTTCTGGTGCTGCATTAGGATCTTGTGTAGCAGATTCTGCTCTTTCTAATTTTTTATTAACATCTTGAAGTTGATAATATTTATCTTTAAATTCTAAAAGTCTATCAAAAGACGCTTGGTTTTCTTTTCCTATTTTATTTCTAACTTCTTCTATTCTTGCTTCTGTTCTCATTTTTTCAAAACCTAAAGGATCACCAACTAATGTTGTTAAATCTGCAATGTCGGCTATTTTTCTAATTCCTTCTCTATAGTTTCCAGATGTAAATTGTTCCAATGCTGAATTAAGTGCTACTAGTGGAGTTAAAGTTCTACCTGCAACTCCTTTTCCAAAACCAATAACCTCTTCTGCTAATCCTGCTCCAAGTTTAGTAGCATTTTTAAATTTATTAAGAGCAGATGTTTTTTGTAAATCTGTTCCAGTTTCTAATTTTTTAGTTTCTTTAATAATGTTTTCAGCCAAACATTCTACATCTACTTTGCCACCTGCACTTCTTCTACAAACTACTCCTGCGGTTCTAAAAGCTTTAACTTCCTCTGGATTTTTATTAAGATAGTCAGTTAAATTATTTTTAAGATTTTTTGTTAATTTAGAAACATTTTCTTTTTTAGCAACATCAACTTCGTTTTGTAAATTAGCAACAAACATTTGATATTTTTTTATTTTTTCCCAATTTTCAGGGGTAGCAGTTCCTGTTTTGTTAGCGTCTTTAATTATTTTATTCATGTCTTTTAAATCAAAATCTTTTACTGTTTCATCTATTACTCCATAAGCTAATTCTCTTGGTTTTATTCCAAGGTATTTAATTGGTTCTAATGTTTGTTCATCTAATACAAATGCTTGTATTCTTCCATCAGACGCATCCACTACTTGTTTAATTTTTTCGTTTACATTTAAAAGTTGTTTTCTAAGTTCTAAAGACGGATTTTTTTTAATTTTTTTAGCTATGTTATTTCCTTCAACAACAAGTTTATCTCTTAAATTTTCAAAAGATTTTGCCGTCTCTTGATTTATTTTTGGAGGATCTATTCCTAAATTTCCAATGTCATATTGTTGTTTTAATTTTGAACTTTCTTCTAATCCTAGTCTATGTGCAAGTTGTGGACCTTCTCCTCTTTTAAGTTGTTGTATTTGATATTCTGTTGAAGGTCCTGATATTTTTGATATAAATGAATCTCTTTTTTCTCTAGTTGCTTTGTCAATTTCATATTTAGAACTTTTTCCAAAACCATATCTATCTCTAATTTCAGATTTAAGTCCTGCAGGAACAGGTTCTAATTCTCCATCTGCAATTAATGTTCCTATTATGTTATGTACTCTAGATTTTTTTGTACTTAATGGAATTTTTTTATCTGTAAACAATTCTTTTGCAATTGTTTCAGTAGTTTTATCTTTATAATTTTTTTTAACAAAAGATCTATATTCAAGATTATTTACTATGTTTTCAGGAAGTTCAATATTTCCTTCTTGAATTGCTTTTGATATTCTTTTTACATTAACACCTAATTCATCTGCTAATTGATTTTGTGATTTTCCTTCATTAATTCCTT